GCCATTTCCCGTTCTTCCGCCAGGGTGCGCATCACATCGGCCAGGTCGTTCCCGGTCTCGCCGACGATCTGCGCCTTCGTGATGTACCCGCAGCGTTCGGCCGCCATGTAGGCGTGCACCTCCTTCTCGGGATCCACCCAGCCCCAGCCGCGCGGGAACCAGCGGGCCGCCTGGTAGCGGCTGCGGAACTGCGGGTAGTTCGGCAGGCTCACGGTCCCAACGGCCGCAGCTGCATCCATCCATCGTTCGTACACCACACGATGCAGGTGCTCGATGACGTAGCCCTGGATCAGCCTCCAGTTCTCGCGGTCCTCCAGCAGGCTCAGCCGGCTGCTGCTGTAGTTGCTCTGGCTGAAGTCCCGGCTCACCGTTTCGTAGGACACGCCGATGCTGGCGGCCACGCTGCGGAGCATTGCCCGCATGAACGGCTCGAAGCTGGTGTTTGGGCTGCCGAGATCCGGGACCGAAACGTTCTGCCCGGGGTCGAGGTACTTGAACACCCCAGGCTCGAACGTCGACACCCGCTCGCCGTCCATCACGTCGTCGCCATAGAGCTCACCCTCTGGGCTGGTGACGAAACCCATCAGACTGGCGGTCGCCCTGGCCCTGATCACCTCCGCGTCCTGGTAGCCGCCCAGGTGATGGAGTGCCTTCACCGCGGCAGCAAACCAACTGACGCCGCGGCTTTGGCCCGGGCGATCCGTCATCCGCAGGTGGATGATCTGATCCGCTGGAATCATCACATGACTCCAGCCGACGCCATTGGTCAGATCACCAGGGTGCCGCGTGCGGAAGGCGTACTCAATCGGCCTGCCCCACCGGTCGACATGCACGCCCATCCGCCATTCGTGGCCGGCCCTGTCAGGTCCATGACTCTTGCCTTCGTCCAGCATGTCGGCCTCAATCACCTCCAGCGACAACGGCGTCAGCCCACCACCGAACGCCTCCGGCACCAGGCGGATGAACACTTCACCCGACTCGGCCATGCTCATCACCGCCAGCCGCTCGATCTCGCTCCAGCTGAGCTGACCGCCGACGTGGCAGGTGGCCGGCCGGCACCAATCACGCCACGCAGTTTCGATCAGTTCATTGGTCACCTGATCCAACCGGCCGCCGCCGCGCTGCATCGGCACCTGCGCCTGCATCCTCACGCCGGTGCCAATCACGTTCGCGGCGATCGCCCGCAGCGCCTGCCTGGCGTAGGGGTTATCACGGCACAGCTGGCGGGCACGATCACGCAGCCGCACCAGCGAACTGTTGATCTCCGAATCCGCCGACGTGCTGCTGGTCACCCAGTCAGCTGTGAGGCGGCCAATCTTCGCGCCTTCGTACATGCGGCGCCGCGGTTGCGGTTGTGGCCTGCGTCGTTTCGCCATCAGCCGAACCTCACGAACAGATTGCGCGGATCACCAAGGCCGGCCGCGATCTTCTCCGCTGCTTTCTCCCTGGCCACGATCGATTTGAGCTGCGTCTCGCGCTCCATCAGCTGCCCCAGGTCCGCAGCCGTAAAGCTGCGGGTGCCGATCGTGTAGGCCTTCGCGCCCTTCGAGACGATCGCTCGGATCGCGGCCTGCACCGCCTCGAGGTCCTGCTCGGCCTGGCTCCGGCCGTCGAACGCGCCTGGTGTGTTGGCATAGGCCAGGTTCTTGAGCACCTCCAGCCCACCGGTCCGCAGCGTCACCACGGCGCTGCCGTAGCTGGCCACCAGCTGCCAGTACCACTGGCCGGGCTCAAAGCCACCGGAGGTGGTGGCGGAGACGGTGAAGTCCCAGCCGCCATCACTCCGCGCGCTGCCGGTGACCGTTGCCCCTTCGCTGGCGGTGTTGGTGCGCAGGTAGACCGTCCCCGTCCACGTCGGGGCGCTGATCGCGTCGCCGGCATCCGACACACCAGCCGGTTCACTCCAGCTGATGGTGTCGCCGGCTCTGATTGTTGCGGGCAGGCCCATGCTCGACAACCTTTACCGGCAGGCTATGGAGTCCTTCCGCCTTGCTTATCGCCGCTTGCTGGTGGCTTACCAGGAGGAGATGAAGCTGCCGCCGCCACCACCAGCAGCTGCAGCGGGTCGTCTGGTCTTCGCCATCGGCTTCTGCTCCAGCGTCGCCTCCAGCTGATCCCACATCGTTGCCCGGTTGTAGCGCCTGGCCAGCAGCTGCAGGGCGGCGTAGGCGTAGCGGGTGCAGTCGCCGCCTTCGTCGTGCTCACCCTGGGGCAGGATCCACTCGTACTGCGTGAAGCCCTTCACCTGCTTCGGCTTCCGCTTCCACGGGAACAGCTCCGCCAGGAATTGATCCGTTGCCGCTTGCCCCAGGTGCATGTAACCAGGCCCTGGCGTTTCGTTTCGCAGCCGGCCTTGCAGGTGGGAAATGCTGGTGTCGGTGCCGATCGGATACAGCAGCACTGATCGCTTTTGCACTGCCTGGTTCTTGCGGTTGATGTCCACCGCTGAACCCTTGCCGATGATCGCCTTGCCCTTCTGGCTGCTCCCCTTCACCGGCACCCAGCTCGAGCGGGTGCGGCTGTACTCCCGGACCTTGTGCGTGGCGTGGCCGCCGTCGTCGATTGCGCCCTGGGCGATCACCAGCTCGCGCCCGTCGTCGCGCTTCCATCGCGTTTCGCGGATCCGATCCAGCTGCTCCCACACCTCATCCGCCTGCGGGTCGCCGTGAATCTCGAAGTGCCCCAGGTGCCAGCCCTCCTCGGCGCGGCCCCAGCCCCAGATCGTCACCACCAGCCGCTCACCCACTGAACCGCCGCCGCCCTGCACGTCAACGCCGGCCGTCATCACCAGCACGCCATCGGGCACGCTGCCCACCTCGTAGCCATTCCCTGCCGTCGTGTCCTGTCGGCGCTTGGCCAGGCCCTCGGCGTTGAACTGGTTTTCGATCGCATCACGCCACGGCTCAGCCGCGCGCTTGTTCACCCAGCCCTTTAACAGCAGCCGATCGGTCTGCGCCCTGACGAACTGATCGCGGATCTCCGCCCAGCTCAGCCAGCCCAGCGGCGCATACCAGCTGGGCAGGTGAAACCCTGCCGTGATCCCATCGCCCGGTGCGCCTGGCACCCACACACCCTCCGGCAGGAACCGTGCTTTGTGGCGCTCCTCGAATCGCTCGCCGCAGTGCGCGCACTCATACAGCACTTCCGCATCAGGCTGCTCCCACTTGAACTGCGACCACACCAGCTGCTGCCGTGCTCCACACGCTGGGCATGGGACGTGATACCGGCGCTGATCTGATCGGCTCTCGAACTCCTTCGTCACCCGGCATGCTTCCGCCTCTCCCGGCGTGCTGGTGATCAGCACTTTCCGCCTGGGGAAGTTCGCGGTCCTCGCTTCCGCGTTCTCCAGCGGGTCGCCCTTGTCATCCGCCTCGAGCGGGTAGCTGCTCACCTCGTCCGCGTAGAGGTACTGGATCGGAGAGCTCTGCAGGCCCGTCGCCGAGTTTGCACCCACCAGCATCAGCACCCCACCCGGGAAGCTCTTGGTGAAGATCGTGTTCCCGCTGTCCCGACTCCTCGCCGGCTTCACCCGTGCTGCCAGCGCTGGCGTCTGCGACAGCAGCGGATCCAGCCGCTGCCGGTTGACCTTCTTCAGTAGGTCAATCGTCGGCTCGACGAACAGCATCGGCCCAGGCCGCCAGTGGATATTGCAGCCGATCGAGTTCAGCACCACCTCCGTCTTGCCCATCTGCGAGCCGAACACCAGCACCACGCGCCGCACCGGGCTGCTGGCGCTCATGCAATCCATCGGCTCGCGCAGGTATGGCGTCCGGCTGGTGCGCCACGGGCCAGGCTCCGCGCTTGCCTCACCAGTCAGCACCCGGTGCCCATCGGACCATTCCGACACGGTGCCCATCACCTCCGGCCGCAAGCCATCGAGGAACGCCTGCCGGTAAGCGACCGCTGCGTCAGCCATCGGCCAGCACCCGCAACGCCGTCAGCACCTCAGCCTCGAGCAACTGCTCGATCGCAAACGGATCACTCAATGCCGCCAGGTCCGCGCTCACCCTCGGGATGATCCCCAGCACGCCCTCACGCACCGCCTTCGCCAGCGTGAACGCCTCGCGCTTCATCGCCTCAATCGATCCCACCTCCTGCCGGGCCTGCAGCGCCTGCACCTTGGCCAGCTCCGCCTGGTAGTGAACCTTCCGCTCCTCGCTCACATCACGGCCTGGGATGGCGTCATCCCGCAACGCCATCACCGCCGCCGCCACTGCAGCCGCTGTCGTGGTCGGCGCCGGGTCGCGTGGCTGCTCAGCCGGTCGGCGCGCTCGTTGGCCGGCTTCCGGTGACAGGCGCTGCGAGCCGTTGCGCTTCGTGTTCTTGTCCCAAAGCTCCAGTGCCAGCTCTTGATCCAAGAGCTCTTTGCCATTGCGGACCACGATCGCGGCCTTGATCCGTTGCCTACACGCCTGGCTCACTGCTGCAGGCGTGACGCCCTTCACTGCGGCGAAATCCTTCTTCGTTAACAGCACTTAAGCACCTCCTGCCATAGCTTAAATGGCGCAGCGAGGCGCTTAACTGGCGCTTATGGGTGGGGGATCGTGTGCCCATCCTGGGCAGGATTAAGCACCCCAGATTTCTGCCGCTGGATTTGGTGCAAGGTTCGAATATACC